CTGCTATCGGTGGCGGTGCCATCGGTGTTAAGGGAGTTGTCGTCGGTATGGCGGTAACCCAGAAACTAAGCGGTACAAACATCGGTATCGGTACAACCGGAACTCCTGGTGTAAACGATCACCTCAAGGGTATCATCACCAATGTTGGTGCTGGTTTCATCGACGTTAAGGTTACCTCAGTTGTAGTTGCTGGTCTAGAGACCGCAAGAAACTACCAAGAAGGTTCCCAACTAGAGTTTAAGACCGGTTCTGCTATCGGCGTTTCCTCTATCGGTAACCCACTAGGTTTCACTACAGCAGCTCATTCTCCTTCTGACTGGTATAGTCAGCAAAATGCTCTAACCTCTGTTGCTGACGGTGGCGAAGATAATGTCACTCTTGCTTGGAGATCTCTACTACCAAAACCAGGAACAAATGGTTATGTAATAGAAAGAGGCGGTGATAACGATGGTCTAAACGTTGTTGTTTTCGACACCGACGGTGATGTATCAGGTTCTCCTAACAGCATCCTTGAGAAGCACGGTAACCTGTCCAAGGCAAAAGACGCTGAAGTAAGTCCTAACAAGGCAGTCTACTACAAAGATTATCTTGCTGAGAACTCCGAGTATGTATTTGCTGGTATCTCTCTAGTAAATGCTGCTGACAGTTTCCGCAACACACAACCACTAGCAAGCGGATTCAGTACTGGAGTTACTCCTATCGCCGCTGCTGCTGGTGCCTGGGGTCAGGACGCAAGAAACGTTAACTTTAACTCTCTTGGTTCTGTTTCTTACAGACTATCTGGTGGTAAGGATTATAAAGGAACAATTGGCCAGTACGATGCTCACCTAGGTGACATTTTAACTAGTTACGAAAAACTTGCTGATCCTGTCAACGCTGACATCCGTTTCCTTCTACAAGGTTCTGCCTTTAAGAGTAAGGAAGAAGAACAAGCGAAGGCACAGAAACTAATCAGTATTTGTGAAGCACGTAAGGATTGTGTTACAACGATCTCTCCAAACAGAGATGCTGTTGTAGGCGTAACTAACGCAGCAACTCAACTTAAGAATGTACTTGAGTTCTTTGCTCCACTAAGTTCCTCCTCATACGCCATCTTCGATAGTGGTTATCAGTACACTTATGATCGCTTTAACAAGCGTTTTAACTACGTACCACTTTCTAACGATATCGCTGGTCTAATGGTAAGAACTGATATCAATCAGTTCCCATGGTTCTCTCCTGCTGGTACCACTCGTGGTGCTCTAGCAAACGCTGTAAAACTTTCCTTTAATCCTGGTCAGGACGCAAGAGACAGACTCTACAGTAGCAGAATCAATCCAGTAATCACATCACCTGGTTCTGGTACAGTTCTATTTGGTGATAAGACTGGTCTTGCTTATGAAAGCGCCTTTGATCGTATCAATGTTCGTAGATTGTTCATCACTATTGAGCAAGCAATCGAGAACGCTGCTAACGCTCAACTCTTCGAATTCAACGATGCTGGTACAAGAACCAACTTCGTGAACATCGTAGAACCTTTCCTACGCGACGTTCAGTCAAAGCGTGGTATCCAAGACTTCCTACTTGTTTGTGACGATACCAACAACACCCCAGATGTTATTGACCGCAATGAGTTTGTAGCGGACATCTTTGTAAAACCAGCAAGATCGATCAACTTCATCGGTCTAACGTTTGTTGCTACACGCACAGGCGTATCTTTCTCAGAAGTCGTCGGCACAGTTTGATCAGGAGGTAACTACTAATGCCATTAAACCGTAACATTCCACCAATCGGTGATCGCACTATCGACGATTTTAAGAGTCGTCTAGTCCAAGGGGGCGCTCGCCCCAATCTGTTCGAAGTTGAGTTTAACTTCCCTACAGCGATCGGAGATCAACTCTCTGTTTCCACAGTAGAGGAAGATCTCAAGTTCCGCATGATGATCAAGGGAGCACAGCTCCCTGCTTCTAACATTGCTGAAGTTGTAGTTCCTTTCCGTGGACGCCAACTCAAAGTTGCTGGTGACAGACGCTTTGATCCTTGGACAATCACCATCATGAACGATGGGGACTTTAATATCCGTGATGCTTTTGAGAAGTGGTCTAACTTCATCGTCAAAGTATCTGATGGTTCTGGTACAATCAACCCTGCTGATTATCAGGCAAATTGGACTGTTCATCAACTAGGTCGTGGTGCCGGTGATCTATTGACACCAGGCGAACTGAACGCTAATCAACTCCCAGTTCTTCGTTCTTACAGAATGAATGGATGTTGGCCAAGTGCTGTCAGTGGTATCGAACTTTCTTACGATTCTGCTGATACTATTGAGGAATTCCAGGTGACCTTGCAGGTCCAGTACTGGGAAGCCTTCGATAAGGATGCTCAAGACGCCATCGTCTGATCACCTAAATAGACGAAAAGACCGTATGTAATGGCG